TGGTGGTGGAGGGGTCGTTGGAGGTGGAGGGGGCGGAGGTGGTGGAGGGGGCGGTGGTGGTGGTACTCTCTCAAGTCTTGTTAGTTGATACGTTGTTCGATTTGTGCAATCTAAAACATATTGCTGCCCCGATGGACTTACAAATATAGGAATTGAACCAGCTGGTGTGGAGAGTGTGCTTTGTGGATAGTTAAGAATGTATTCTCCGGGCCCACCTGGTGATGCTGAACCTACTGTTTGAAGTAGGTAACCTTGTTCACTTAATCGTGAACGAACACTTGGATCTATACAAGGGTCAGATGTGTATCCTCCCCCGCGTCCTCCGCCTCCACTAAAGCCATTATCATTTCCCCCACCGGAGAAGCCACTTCCGAAACCAGTAAAACCGGTGCCACCCCTGGGGCGTTCAAAATTTCCATTGCTGAATGGTATTGCCATAATTTATTCTCATTTAATTGTTTATAGTGAAATTGGTGGATTACCTGTTAATGGCGTTCCTGCCGTTGTATTTATTGTCTGTTTATTAACAGTAATCGTAACAACTGTTTGTCCACCTGTTTCATTTCCGTATATTGTTAACGTTGTTGTCTTGGATGCAGCTATTGCTGATTTAGCTTTTACCCTAAACGTTTTACCTACTAAACTAACACTTTGTCCGGATTCTACTGAGAATGGCGGTGATGCAACGGATGTTGTTCCTAATGACGGTTCCACAACTTCTAAAGTTGCAACATCTGAATCTGCCAATATTGCAGTATATCCATAAGTTTTATTTCCTTCAGAATAATTAATTGTTTCTGGTTTAATAATATCCTGTTGACCTGCGTTTAGTGTTACTGCCGAATTCGGTACATCCACGATTGGTATCCGAATAGTATTTTTTGGCAATGTAACCAACTTATAACGCATCATTTGTGTTTCATCAGGTAAAGCTTCTGTTATTGGCATTGCTTCTATGACAGCACCATAATAGTTCGTTCCAAGTGGATGATCTGTATTATATAGAGTATAATCAATCTCATCATCTGCTAATGCAAAATGTGTTATATTGAACCTGTTTTGCCCTTGAGCTAATAACTCGCGCCCTTTTCTTGTTAAAATTGCGTCAACTACTATTGTAGAGTTATTTAATAATCCCATATTTTATTCTCATTTATTTATTTTGAAATATTTTAATTCAAGAATCCGCCCTTTGTTTGGGCATACCCTAATACTTTTTTCATTTTCCAAACTTTATTACCTAGATCTGTAAAATGTATTTTATTATCGTTATCTGATGTCTTGTTTTCCATATCATACGGAGCAACATGACCACCTTTGAAAGGTGTGAAAACAATTTGCCAAAGACCATCCATACCTTCGATCTCTACTACATCACCTACATATAATGATTTGCCAGTTTTTGCATCAGTAACAGGACCATCATCATTAGTCTCAACAATATTTTCATTTTTTGCGGCATAATTTTTATCCACATAATTAAAAAATTTCTTTTTAGCTGCAGTAGAAGATAATTGATTCAATGATTTTATTTTGAATTTCTTCATAGCGTCTTTAAAAAATTCTTGATATTCTTGTTTATTTGATCTATTCATGTAAATATTCCTTGACAATTTTCCACTTTATATAAACATTCTTTATATAATCTATATTAATAAATATAAAAGTATTTCAAATTTTCAATTATTCAACCCTTAAATTGCCATCAGCACCACCGTCTGAAATAAATAGTGAATTTGGATTAGTTTGCTTAACTACTACAACTGGTCCTCCATCGATTGTTTCCGACGAGTCTATATTAATAGCAGGTCCGGATAATTTTGTTCCTTTAAAGCGCGAATTATTTGCACTTGAGCACTCGTTTATTTGATAATACCAATTTTCCAAATCTACACCAGACGGCCATTGATAGCACTTGTATGCTTCCTTTAACCAAAACTCGTCAGTACGATCGTATTTATTCTCAAATAATCCAACATTATAAAGCACAACATCATTCAAACCATCTGTTTGTATGGTAATTACTTGACCAATTTCTTTAATGCTTCTAGGTAAATTGAATCGTACTTCCCTGACATGATATTGCGAGCCTGTTCGATAAAAGGATATGTTCTCTGTAACAGGATGTGTATAATAATCAACCACTGGTCCCATACCTTCCAAGCCGAGTTGATTTTGAATTAAAATTGTGATTTCATTTTTTGTTGTGAAATCTGTAGATATTGCAAATAGCCTGAGTAAATACCCATTTTTGCTGGCAGGTAGATCATTGACATTGTAACCAATACTTATAGCATTTTCGGCTTGAGGTATCACTATACCTTTTTTATATCGGTAACTGTCAGAAACATTGGCTATTCCCATCGAACCGGTAATAGTATGACTTCCTACACCATACCAATTATCAAACCCACTTTGAACGTTTCCATTCGTCAAAAGAGAAACTTGATCAGGATACGAATCATAATAATACACTTTTCTTTTATAGCACGCATTTGATCTTGGGTCTTTAATAACGGTATATACTTTACTGTCATCAAGAGCACCTGATGGTGAAAATCCTAAATATGCATCTAACACTTGAATACTACCGGTATCATTTACTTTAGGTTGAATATCAACATCACATATGTTTGTTAAACTACCAGTGTAATAAACATATCTATAATCAACATCTTCCACTAATTGAACAGATCCTGTGTTATACTTGTATGTAATACCAGCATCTGGTTCATGATCAATATCTGCATCATATACCGGATATTTACCACTCTGTGATACTGGATACGGAATAGTATCTGAATATTGCGGGTTTGTTACTGTTGGCCTTTTACTTAATTTAACTTTTGATCGATGTAATAAATCGGGCTCAATTAAAATACCCGCAATTAAATCTGCTCGGCCTGGTACTAATTGTTTTATTTGTTCAAAGAAAGTATAATCATACAGACTTAAGATTCGTATAAATGCATTAATATCATTTCGTGACTGATATTTTTGATAATACTCATTACTTCGATTTTTTAATGTATTGTATTCAGAGTTAAATTCTTCTTCCGGATCGCCTACCCAATTATGCAAATTCGCATAACCCATATGATTAATAATCTCACGATTTATTTGATCAGTTTGTGAAAAAACAATAGCGAGTCTTGAACTATCTGTCGGTTTGTCATCATACTGCGATGTTTCACCTCGTGCACTTGGCGATAAATCAAATTTCAATGAATTATCTTCCAATCGTATTTTTTCTGATCTGAACGTATTACCAACAGTTTTCGGTGCTACGGCATAATACGTTTCATTCACAACTGTATATTGCGATTCTTGATCTCCTACAAAACCAGAAAATGAAACTGCTGTTGGTAGAATACCTGTTTGGTTAGGATGACTTGACGATTGCGTAACTGAATTGTTTGTGCTGTGGTTCCATCGTTGATTATCTAACCCAAACGGATGATATCGATACAAAGAATAGAACGACCCAGATAGCGAGTTTACGTGATACGCAGCTGGATTTTTTACGTGTTGATTAAACGTGGTGTTATTATATGTTGTATAATATTCTTTATATGCTTGAACTTGCCCAGAAAATCTGTAAACGTCAGTTCCGGAGCCGCTTAGTGTATAACCTGCACTTGAGCTTGCGTTTAACTCAGACAGCACTGATGCTGGTGAACCTCCTAAATATGCAACGTTATAAGTCGTATTATGATTATTTGTTGCTGCTAAGCTTGAAGAAAAATTAATTACACCGTAAGAACAATCCAAAGATTGTGCGATATCAACATACCACTGACCCGTTGTTGGGTCAGAATCCCAACTCTTATACAAACGAACAGTCCACAAATCATCATTAAATAGTGGCAAGTATTCAGAATATTCAATTTGGCTTGAACCGGTAGTATTTGTAAAGTTTTCGATCATCAGTTTTCCATATTCAGTAGATCCAGAAATGCTTGCTGATGATTCTAGGGCTACTGATGATACTAATGATAGTGCAATTACAGGTGAATTATCTGTCCTTGCTATTGTGAATAAATTCCTTGGATTAGTTGATCCGGTGGTATTTGTAGAAAAACGAAACTCATATGTATCCGGGTATCGATTGTATGTTGTTGAACCTGTTGTTGCATTGCACCATTTTCCATCGCCAAATCCATAAGTAGCTACATCGTTTAAAGTCTGTGGGATTTCTACATATGAGCTTGTTTCTGTATTTAATTTATACCCAAATCGATCTTCGATAAATACTGG